GCTAACTTTTCTCTTTTCGACAAAGCGAAGTGGGACCTTTATTCCACAGTCATCCATCTCATCAAAAGGAACGGGCAAAATACGCTCGCCCCTCAGAAGGGAAGAAATGACCGTGGGCAAAGGTATCTCCCACTGCGCCGACCAACGATTGAGCCTGTTGATAGCAGAGTACTTGTCGCTAGATGTACGGAGAGTCTTGATATAAACTCCACGTACATTGTGGCCGGAAAAATAATCATGGCCACACGACTCGCGGAAAGGTCCTTCATTGAAGGACTTGTCTACGTTAACGCTGAAGCCACAAAGAGACAAAAGTCTGCAAATTAGGCCATAAGCCTGAGATCTACAGATAATGTCATCGCCAAAAACGGCGAAGTTGCCAAGCGAATGCCTAAAGGGCCTTTCAAAAGGAATAGAAAGTACCCGATAAGCACCGTAGACTAAAGACGCAAAAAATATCGTTTGAAGGGGAAAAGTAAACGCATTCCCCATCGATGATATCATATGCAACTCTACACTAGCTCCACCTGGAAGGGTGGTATAAGGGCTCCGGGTCATCACTAGCATGTCTAAGACATGTTTAGGGAAAAACTCGGTAACCAGACTAGTAGACATCGAATCTGAAGCAGATGACAGATCAATAGTACCGAAACTGCCATCGACGGATCCGAGCTGAGCAAGTCTTCTATTCTTATCAGGCTGTTTGCTTAGGTCGATACCACATGACCTAGCTAATAAGTCTTCAAGAACAGAAGCTATACCCTTCTGAAATAACATATTCAGAACGGGCTCAGTGCATATGGTGCGGCTTATTTCCGTTGTCTTAGGTACAAAACTAAGGCGACTACCCTGAACAACATCAGCTTCCCTAAACTTCGATCTAGTAGACTCAACGCTAGACCAAAGCGGGTTACATGATATTGCCTGTACGTATAATAAGTACAGTCGTCGATCTGTAGCTGACATATGAGAAGTACCAATCTTCGAAAGAAAATCGGTACTATAACTCCCTATGTTAGCACCGTTGCCTAACCCAAAACGATTGGAGACTTCAGAAAGTGTCAAACGTCTTAGACTACCGGACGTTTGATCATCTTGGTGAAAAAGGCGATAGATAAAATCCTTCGCCTCCCCAAGCGCAATAGATTCGGCCTCAGTACGACTGGAAGTGCCTGGTCTGAACTGTTTACACTGCTCGTTAATTTTTAAGAACAGTGATAAAGCATTAGAGTCGGCAGTTTCTTTTGGGCTGTCCATGAATTTCTTCATGAAAGCAGCACGTAGAGACTGCATGCTCTTCTGCTTTAAGCTCATATCAGGATAGGGACTAATCGCCCCATTCCATCCAGCCATTCGCAAATCGTGATCAAGGCAGATAGGTAACTCAACAGCGTAATCACGCATGCTTGCTCCTAGTCCCAAGACATAAAGAAGTGCGAGAGAAGCCAGAAAGCTAGTGTTAGACAATACCAGAAACTACGGTATCTCCAGCACCAGCAGACTGCTGACTCAAAGCACCAAAATGTGCCGATAACGCAGCACGTACATTTGGCGCGTCGGCAGTATCCGCTCCAGCAGGCAGATCAATAGTAGTAGTGATCTGCATGTTTTGGAAGGGCTGCCCGGCCAACGGCGTCACACCCTTGCGGGTGATCAGCTTAAACGTGTTGCGCGGGACGTCCTTTATGAGACCCGTCGTCGGGTTAGGTTTTCCAAGAAACCGGAAAACCTTTGGCCTGAAGAAGGTGATCGTAAAAGGACTGGACATAGAATGCGCGGTAACGCCGGTTTGCGTCCCACCAAGCGCAGTGACAGCGACCTGTTTCCCAGTAATATCAGGAGCAGCGTCAGTGACATGCGTATAGGTAGGGGACGTGAGCCCCGTCTGCGCCAAACCCGTTATCGGGCTTGTAAGAGTAAAACTCATGATTGATCCTCAAATAAGCAAAGCATCTAACGATGCCAATGCCGAGGGTTATGTTGCGGATGAAGAGCATTAGCTTGAGTTAATAGGGCGTCAATATTTGCAAGCTGACCCCCAGTTAAATCAAAATTGAACTGTAAAGTAGGCATACTCATACCTACATTTGCAGAACGAGTAAGGCTCTTCTGTTTGGCAAAGTGATGGCCTTGACTACCACTCATTGAGGCTTTCGTCCATCCCGATCCACCTGGCGCGGCTCCCCAAATCTGACGAAAAAGACCGTGTTTATACACGGTCTTAATCACAGTTTTGTTGACCCAAGCCAGATTTCTGGTACTAACGATAGAAGCATCAAGGATGTCACCAATATTGGTGAAGTAGTCAGCGAGAAAGCTCCAGGGTAAAAGTTCCCATGCAGCAGGTATAAAGTTCTGAGGCTCAAAGCCAAAGAGATCTTTATTCTGCCAACTAGGAGCGTTCACTCGAGCAATTAATGCACCCTTATAACGTACTTTCACGTTCTCTAAAAACCAAGAACTGACAGTGTGAAAAGTACAACCACTGTCATACGTGGATTGATAGCCCGGCCAATAAACCGTGCTTCGATCCTTCGTGCGATCGTATGTTTTAGATGCACTGGCAGACAGTTTTTGCGTCTGCACAGGTTTGACCAGTCTCTGATACGCTTTGACGGCATCGCTGACGTCATTGAGTAAAGGATTCCAGCCAAACGATTGCTCAAGCCACGCCGAACCGATGTCATTGAGCCACTTCTTCGGATTGGCACGCTTTCGTTTACGTAGCGTGTCAAGAAAATCCTTAGAGAGTGACCTAATGCCAACGAGCGGGTGGCGCAACATTTGCAGCGTTTCCATAAGTTCTCCAGCAAATATATACCCTTGAAACTGGGTTTCTAAGAGCTTGAGTTTCTTATAGAATGCTGCTCTTGCTAGGTTATCAGCAAAACTACCGTCACTAAGAAATGACCAGACTGACGCATTCGTAAAATCGATGGGATTAACGTTGTTACGTATAAACGTATCACCGTCATTCTCACGACGCCCGAATTGCGCAGGAATATTCTGGTACGTCCATTGTTCATACGTACCATGAAGACGATCGTAATCGAGAGAACACAAGACGGCCGTAAGACCGGTCGTTGCGTTTCCCCCACTTTCTATAATAGTGCGCCACTTTGGTAATCCGTTACCAGTGCGAGTGCGAGGTATGTTGACAATGGAATTAGCGTCAACATCCCAAGTACTAGCCTCGTTCCAGAGCCAATAGCGCCCTTTACGGTTAGAGGGAAAGACGATACTGCTATCTTTCGTTACGCTCATCAACTATTCCCCTGATCATTAATTGGTAAGTAGTTTTTTGGCGCCTTTCACAAGGGCGCCAGAAACACTGGAATCGTATGCTGCAGATTCTGCAGCTTCCTTTTCCATCTGCTTCTTAACGAGGACAGAATCAACTTTGTAGTCTACGATAGTAGACATCGCGTTGACAATGGCCGCACCGCAAGCCGAAAAAGTAGCAACGGCTGCGCATGCTGCCATCGCCTTCGAGAACGTCTCATTCATAAACCACCTCAGTTGATGTGTTTGCTGGAATCCGGGTAAGCTGTTGCACAATTCTCGCATAAAAGCTTCGACCACGCAGTTGTAGGCGTGATCCTCACCAATGCAAAAATTGGGCTATCAAGCTTGCGCTTGAGCTCGTCTCTGGCTAAGGAGATTAACCTTTCGTCAGAGTACGAACCAACATCCTGCCCGTATAAACTAACCGTAACAATGGAGCCCTCTCGTGTAGGCAAATAGACATGAACGGCGTTCCTATTTCGCTCAACAGTAATGAAGAGTGAATTAGGACCGTTTAAATCGACTGCCTGCATGGGCTAAGCTCCTTGGTTAGTGGAAGAACGAGTATCGACCGGAATGCAAATCCAGAAGATCGGCAGAGGATTCCGCCGCTGAGTTTACTCAGCCAAGAG